GCAGTATATCGCCGCAGGATACCTCCGAGAGGAGGGCCCCCACCTGGAAAACCCAGGAAAGCGATGAAGGTTACCTTGGCTTCACAACCAAGGGCCTAAATCGTACCACTGCGTCACCGGCGCTGTACCAAGCACCGTCTTCGGATCCCCGATCCTGGTTAGCGAACCGCCAAGGTCACGGATTCCCCCACTGAATAGGAAACTATCCAATGAAGAGAGCCCAAGCCTTAGCAATTGAAGCTGACCAGAACCAGAGCCGAAGCGCCTTTCTACATCTCCTTCGAACTGATGATGAGTTCTTCGATATGGTGAGGGACCTCGTATATTTAGCGAGGTTCCCTGATCCATCGTCAACAAACTCTTTAACAGTAAAGGGACGCCATCAAGGTTCCTCTCCTCTCGGAGGGAAACAAAATGGCGCACATTCCATGCTTGAAGGTCACGATTCCAAGAGGGATGAGCTTCGTCAAGATTCGAAAGAATCCCAGCGTCGCCAAACTCTAATGGAACTTTTGGAACAGTTCGACGCATCCTAAATACGGATCGAAGAACTGCATCATACGCTGTTTTAAAGCGTAAATCACAAGCATTGCCTCGCAACTCCACATGGCTCTTGAGCCGTATGTTGTTTGCGAGACCAATCTTGTCCAACAAAGACCTGCATGGTTTGCGAATGTAAAAAGGTGTGACATCCACCCCGCGGAAGTAGTGTTTACCACAACTCTCGCGGAACGGGCCTTCAAGGAAAGTCTTCTTACTATTCGGCGAAAAACCGAACTTTGGAAGAGCCTCGATAAGGGCACGTGTAGTGTTAATGGGGGCGATAAGATCGTCACCATAAACACCGATGGACCCCTTCTCGCCAATGGAAGATTGGATCGCCTTAAGAATCGCCCAAAAAATAAGCGATTCAAGTTCGAAGGTGAAACCATTCCCCATTGAAGAGAACTTATGGTAAGTGACCAACCTACCATCAGGGAGAGTACCTCGAGGTGATCTGACGCGACACATTGCGTCAAACCAGTCAAGAGGTAACAGGAGCTCCACGATCTTATAACAGATCGTGTCGCTAGCCATACTCAAATCCACAGTACAAAGTGAATTAGAGAGGCTACCTTCACGAGCAAGGCGCTGATTAAGCGTCTGATCGTCAAGGTCAACACCCTGACGCTTGAGACGAAAACGAATCATACTACCAATCCCCTTCTGGATAAAAATATTCATCAGAGGTTCGATAGCAATGACGCGTTCAGTCTTAGCGTTCTTTGGGACAGTGACAACCTTATTACCAGGAACAACCTCTAGAAAGTCATCGCCAAACTTAGCACGAAGAAAATCGTGCCAAGCTGGTATGCGCTTAATAGCGATCTTAGCTGGCAACAAGGCATTGGTCGTCACAGTTGGCTTTACGCCAAACTTATAAAAGGCATCACTTTGACGTCTTGGGACGGAAACAGCAGCCCCAGGGCCGAAACAAAAGTGACGTTCAGCGTCGTCCCATGAAAATGGTCCGAGGCAGTCAGCGATTTTTTTACGCGCCGTGAACAACACGTCGCGCAGATACGGAGTAAGTGTTCCCCGTATCACGCTATCTGCCAACGATGAGTTCGCTGAACGACAGATGTCCTCCGCAGTTTGGAACTTATCTAGGGCAACTTTCTTTCTATCAATAGATAGAGGGAGAGAGTCGTACTTCGATAAGACCTCACTAAGGAGATAATCAACAGAAAACGCTTGAGCCGAATCATAAAGATCCGGTTTTGGCGGCTCGAAGTTGACCAACTCGGTAAAAGCTTTTTCATTGAACATTTCACCAATTGCAATAGCAAACGGTGTCGTGCTCAACTTTAAGAGCTCACTGAATACATCTGAAACCAAAGGATCCCGTAAGGGATGACGACTTTTAGCTCGAGACATCGAAGCTAATCTCCTAAACGAAAGTTAAAAGAGTGCTTTGCGGCCGAAATGCAATCTGATTAAGGATTGCCCAGTTAGCTGGTCGGGAGAACCAGGTTCTCGATAGCAGACACAAACTGAGTGTCAGCAACGAGATCCTGCAATTTCTCCAGAAGATCGGTTCGCTCGGCAGTCGTCGACGTCAGTGGCAGCAGGGCTTCGATCGTAACGTTACCGGTACGAAGGACGTCACCTGCACACGCACAGTCCGTATCCTCGGCCTGCACAGTCGGCACGGAGAGTTTCGCCGTGAGCCGATAGACTTTCGCTGTACCCGATGGATTGGGCAAGGAAATACTAACCTCTTGGAATCCCGAAGGGACTCCATCAGACCGGTAGATCCAACCAGCCACCCGACCGGAAACACCGGTGGGGACGAAAGTCACAGAGTTGAGACTCAGATTTGCTTGAGCAGACATCGATGTAGATTTCCTTCTAAAAAGAAGTCAACGGAAAGCGGTAGCAAGGAGAGATAAAGCTTCACTCACATGCATCGCCGAGAGTGGGTTTTTAAAGTGTAAACCCGGAACTGGTGAAGAACTATACACTTCTCGCTCAAAAGTATCCAACTCCTGACCAATATCGCCCGGCGAAGCCGAGCAAAACTGATCGGGAGGTAGACCACTGATAAGAGGAGAGAGGGGTACAGTAGTCATTACCGTCTTCTTACTTATGCATCCACCCATGAATCTCCAACCGAAAGAGGCAGTCTGAGCGTTAAGCCAATTGCCGACTGGTAAAGCCCAGTCAACAACGAAGCTAAACGGCAGCTCCTCCCAGATTAGATAAGCAGGGTTAAGGATGCCAAGGGAAGACAAGGAAGCGACAACAGGATTGTCCATCGCATACGTGAGAGAGACGTTATAACGCCATGACAGGCGATCTTGCATAAGATACCTGGCATGAGACGCAAACGGCTTTTCCCATATATGAATCGATGAATCTCGAGACTTACCAGTCACAGTGATCCGGTCAGCGTCACCATCGCGAGAGCGATTGATGATCCTTTCCGAAGCACCGTGAATGTCAGACAAGAGAGGCTTCCAACCATACTGGAGTTCTAGCCATTTCTGGGGGGTATGTTTCCAACCAAAACCCTCCTTCTTGACCTTTTTCCAGATTGACAAAGGATTACTACGTCGAAATTCCATCACACTATGAGCAATAGTGGTCAGAGAACTACGAAATAGCTCAGCCGTTTGTCTACGCTCCGCAAAGTTAGTCGCAAGATTAACCTTTTGGTCCTGTAGCTTTAAGAGAGCATCTGTAAGAGCTATGTCGGCAAGATCCGGGCGAAAGCCAGGAAATGACGTCATAGTACCGTCACATGCTGAAAGACCAATATTCTCTAACACGCTTTCGACAGTATGACCGTCTGGGCATGTAGAGATACTCCGCGTAGTAACAATCGCACCGTTAGAAACGGGGCGGCGATACCAGCGGCCATGTTTAAAGTAGGCAGGATTTCTCCAGCCACTCAAAGACATGGGGTTGTTCGAGTTTGGACTTCGAACATACTCAAGCTGACGCCAGTTAACTGGACCCACAATACTCGAGTACGACGAGGTTGTACCATCACAATTAGTGTGATGTTCCAACTCCTCGCCGGAACACGGGTAACTGTGAGTCCAGCTTTCACCGGGGTTAGGCATGAGACTTTCCTCTTATGGATTGTAATGAGGCCTCCTCATCTGGTACGATGAGG